GAAGAATACCAAGAACATAAAATGACAGGGTCTGTGCTAAAGACATACTCTAACACCATTGAGGGGGATACTCGATATGACGACATCACATTAGCCAATCAGATTTCTTTGGTTGGAGGAGAGTTTGCATTTAAAAACTATTCCAGGATTCGATACATTCAGTATTTGGGTCAAAAGTGGAAAGTGACTAGTGTTGATGTACAACGACCAAGACTTGTAGTAACATTAGGAGGTCCGTGGAATGAGTAGAGAAAAACTATCTAAGTATCTGCATACCAAATGCAAAAACGTTTACTTCCAACCAACTGCAAACATCCAACTAAAGTATCCTTGCATTATTTATGAGCGAAACGATATGGAAAAGACAACTGCAAATAATTCAACATACATTGTAAGCCCTTCATACAAGGTACTTTGTATATCCCCCGAAGTCGATTACCCTGTACCTGATGAAATATATGCAGAGTGGACCTTATCTAGATTTGACACTCAATACGTAACAGACAATCTGTATCATACAACAATGGTACTATACATTTAAGGAGAAACAACATGGTTAAATTAGCATGGGATGAAACAGGAAAGAAATTATATGAAACCGGTACCGACCGTGGCGTATTATACCCTATGGACGAAAACGGTGCATACCCATTGGGTGTTGCATGGAACGGTTTAACAAAAGTATCAGAATCACCTGATGGTGCTGAAGAAACTGCACTATATGCCAACAACTCAAAATATTTGGGCCTTATGTCTGCTGAAAACTTTAAAGGTACTATTGAAGCATACACATATCCAAAAGAATTTGAAGCTTGTGATGGTTCTGCAGAAATTGCAAAGGGTGTAACTATTGGTCAACAACCACGTGCATCATTTGGTTTAACATACCGTACTTTAATTGGTAATGACGTTAAAGAAAACGCATATGGATACAAACTTCACTTGGTATACGGTTGTAAAGTATCACCTTCAGAACGTGGTTACGAAACTGTTAATGATTCACCAGCAGCAATCACATTCTCATGGTCATTCTCAGCAACACCTGTAGAAGTTGAAGGATTTAATAAGACTGCTTCATGGGTTATTGATTCTACTGCGGTAGATGAAACTGCACTTAAAGCTTTGGAATCTGCATTATATGGTGGCGACGAAGCAGCTACAGCACATCTTCCAGCTCCTTCAGAATTACTAACAATTCTTAAGACAGTAACCCCAGAAGTATAGTACCGCCAACAAACGTTAAATAATAGAATATTTTTTAAATAATAGGAGAGTACAAAAATGTTAAAAGAGAAAATTGAATACAACGATTTTGATGGTAAAAAGCAAACGGAAACGGTGTATATGCATCTAACTCGTCCAGAAGTTGTTCGCTTCTTGGCAGGGCATAACATCAATGTTAAGTCTGATGACATTAGTGCTGAATTAAAAGCAGCCATTAGCAAGTTAATTGCAGACAAAGATTTAATCGCTATGCTTAGATTCATGGATGATTTATTATTGGCTGCTTATGGTGAAAAGTCAGAAGACGGAAAGAGATTTGTTAAGAGTCAAGAAATCAGTGAGAGATTCTCTGAGACACTTGCGTACGCTGCTCTTTACGACAAACTTATTGAAGACCAAGAATTCACAAAACGTCTTGGTACTGGTATTGTTGCATAATTAAAGAAAAAAGAATGGCAAGGCTTTTTGGTCTTGTCTTTTTTTGTTCGGTTGGGAGTAAAATACTATGTTAGAAATCACAGGAAAGGATATTGAGGGATTTGACAACGAGACAAACGAGTTCGTGACGATTAAATCCGAAGGAACATTTAAGTTTGAGCATTCTCTTCGCTCACTGTCAAAATGGGAATCCAAATGGAAGAAACCATTCTTGATAAATGAGAAAAAATCTGAAGAAGAATGGATAGATTACTTCTCATGCATGTGCATAGGAAAAAAGCCATCCAAAGAATTCTTGTCGACCCTCGAGGTTCAACAACAGTTAAAGGATTACATAGAAGACCCAATGACTGCTACAGTTATTACTAGCTATGACGACTCCCCACCATCTTCAGCATATACAACCTCTGAAGTTATTTATGCAATGATGGCGATGGCTCAAGTTCCATTTGAATGTGATACTTGGCCGTTGAGTCGTTTACTAATGGTTCTTCAAGTTATAGCAGAAAAGAGCAAACCTAAGAAAAATATTCCTAAGTCCGTTATGTTAGAACGTAATAGAAAATTGAATGAGGAGCGACGTAAAGCGCTGCATTCAAAGGGGTAGCTTATGGAAATTGATATAACAAGTAACGGTAGCTTTGCTGATACCACACAGTGGCTTGCGAAGATTACTAATAATAAAGTACCAACCTCCGCTCTAAATAGCATTGGTCGTGATGGTGTTAAAGCTTTGCAGGCTGCAACTCCTATTGGTGACACTGGAGAGACCGCTGCTGGTTGGTCTTATGCAGTCAATCGACTGACTAATGGTTCAGAGGTTGCATTTTATAATAACTCGCACCCTGAGACGTATGCCAACATTGCTCTGCTCATTCAATACGGGCATGGCACAAAGAATGGTGGGTATGTTCCAGGACGTGACTATATAAATCCAGCACTTCGTTCAGTATTCTCGAATGGAGCAAATAGACTAGGTGAGGAGATGCTTAAATGAGTAAAGTAGTTGACCAAAAAGTAGTTTCAATGAAGATGGACAACTCGGACTTGATTGCTAAGGCATCTCAGTCTTTAAAGGCGCTCATCGGATTAAATAAAAGTATTGCCGGGATTTCCAAAACTAAAATAGGCGGAAACGTAAGTCAACTTGCCCAAATTGCTAGAGCTACTGAAGAAACTAGCGAAAAGATGGATAGGTATGGTTCGACTGTTGAAAAAGTGGGACGTAAGTTTACACCATTAGGAATTATGGCCACAACGGCTCTCGGTAACATCACAAACAGACTTATGAATTCAATTCATCCTTTGCAAAGCGTAACTGCTGGATTTGAGATGTATGGGAATAAGATTAAGTCTGTCGGTGTCATGCAAGCCAACTTAGGAGACAAATCATCTCTACCAGAGATTGAAGCATCTCTTGATAGGCTGAATACGTATGCAAATAAAACTGTATACTCGTTTGAAGACATGACTACCAACATGGGTACCTTTACTGCAGCTGGTGTTGGGTTAAAAGACTCAGAAACAGCTATCATGGGTATCTCAAACTTGGCTGCTGCATCTGGTGCAAGCACTCAACAAGCTGGTACAGCAATGTATCAATTGTCACAAGCTATTGCGTCTGGTTCAGTTAAGCTTCAAGACTGGAACTCAGTTGTTAATGCTGGTATGGGTGGTCAGAAATTCCAGAAAGCATTGGAACAGACAGCCAAAGAACTTGGACATGGACGAGATATGTCTGTATCATTCCGTGAGTCATTAAAAGATGGTTGGATTACTTCTGACGTTCTGTTAAAGACTCTGGACAAGTTCTCAAAAGACCCAGCAATGTTAAAACTTGCTACCCAAGCTAAAACATTTGGAGACGTTGTGGCTAACGTTCAAGACCAAATGAAATCCGGCTGGGCTGCAGTGTTTAGCTCATTGTTTGGTGATATTGGGGAATCTACTCAACTCTGGACAGGACTTCTTAAGACGATTAGTTCAATTACAGACCCTCTTATGACTGGTATAGCAGGGTTTGCTGCTAACCTTCATGACTGGGGTGTTATGTCTAATGTTGTTAGTGGATTGGCTAACATATTTAAGGCATTACAGTTGGTGTTCACCGAGGTTGGTAAAGCATTTGCTGCTATCTTCCCTGGTCCATCAATCCAAAAGATTTCTGTGATGTCTCAATCATTTAAAGCGTTCACTGCTGCACTTATACCTGGTGCTAAAAACTTGAAGAAGATTCAAGACGTAGCTAAAGGTGTGTTCAGTGTATTCCACATTCTTACAACCGTTATTGGTGCTGTAATTAAAGTGATTTGGGCATTCATACCTAAATCAGCTGCCATGGGCCAAGGTCTTCTCGACTTGTTAGCCTTTGTTGGTCGTACTGTTACTGCATTTGATAAGTTTGTAAGTTCCATTGTTAAGGTAGATGGCTTAGCTAAAATAATTCAAAAGGTTGTTAACGCAATTGCATCATTGTTTGGATTACTTGTGTCAGTTGTCGTATCTTCAGCTGATGGTATTATTAAGAAGGTTCAAGAACTGTTCTCATGGCTTGGTAAGCTTGGAGCAGGAGCAGGAAAGGCTTTGGGAGCCGTATTTGGTTACTTTGGCAAAGCAGGTACCTCTGTAGGCGATGCACTAGACAATGCCTCAGAGTCCAGCAACTCACTAATTAAAGCAATAGGTGTCACAAATGACGTTATTCGTGATGCGTTTTCTAATATTGCATCATTTGTTAAAGGCATGGCTACTTCTATCGACGATTTCTTCACTGGATTGGCTAACGGAACGATAACTGCTCAACAAATAATCGATAAAGCACTATCCGGAATAACTAAAGCGTACGATGTGGTTTCTAAAGCTGTAACTTCAGCATTTAAAGAAGTTGTGTCTGTTATTAAAGGCGGAACAGTAGAAGCTGCATCAAACACCGAAAGCTTTTCAACAAAGACAACGCGTTCTATGACCAATATTAGTGATGCCTTCAAAATGGCTAAAGATAACTTAGTAGATGCGATGTCCGTAATGAAAGATAAAGCATCAGATGTTTGGGGTAATATTGTAGACTCTGCCGACAACATGAAAGACCGCTTATCTACCATATTCTCAAATATTGATAAGTCCCTAACTGGCACATTTGGCTCGAGTTGGACTGGTATAAAAGACACTGTCGGTTCGGTAGCGGATTGGATTGGCGATAAGGTAGGCAAGGTTGTAGACTTCTTTGGCAAACTAAAAGAAGCTGTAATCATGATTGGTAAAGGTGTTGACAAGAACACAATTATCACAAGTCTTGGATTAGGAACTCTTATTTACGTTCTTAAGAAATTAGCTGAGATTGTCAAAGGATTAGGAAAGATTAAAACATCTGTAACTAAATCAATTGATAGTCTTACTGATTCGTTGAAAAACCTAGGAAACAATGGTATCAAACCTTCGTTCATTCTTGCACTTGGGGCTGGATTACTCATGCTTGCGGATGCTATGGAGAAGATATCAGACATAGATGCTCAAGATATTTCCAAATCATTGCTTTCATTAGGTGCTGGATTAACTGGTATGGTTTGGGCTATGAAGGTAATTGCAAAGATGGGCAAATCTGAAAATGAAATGCTCAAAGTTGCATTATTATTCACAGGTATGGCTAAAGCTCTTAAATTGTTTGCAGAAGCTGTTGGTGTTATGGCACAAGCAGACCCTGAGAGACTTGCTGGGGCTATGCTTGCTATGGGATATGCACTTGTCGGAATGGTAGCAGCTATTAAAGTTCTATCAGAGAATGAAAAAGACATGTCTAGGGCTTCTAAGACTCTTATGATTGTCGCTGGTTCTATGTACATTGTAGCACAAGCAATTAACACAATCGCACAACTTAATCTTAGCCAATTAGCTATTGGTCTTGGTGGATTTGCAGTAGGTTTAGGCCTAGTTGTAGCTGCCGTACTGGTACTTAATGGAGGTAAAGGTGGGTCTAAAGGGGCAGTCAATGGTGGTGTATTGATTAAGACTGGTGCATCATTTATGATGATAGCTACGTCATTAACAATGCTTACTGCTGCTGTTGCCGCTATGGCCTTTATTCCAATTGCAAAACTCGCAAAAGGACTTGCTAGCCTAGGACTTCTTATTGCTGCGGTTGTGTTAGCTGCTAAATCATTAGACAAAGAGGCTAAAGGTGCTGGAACACTTATGGCATTAGCTGGAGCTATGAACCTAATGGTGATTCCATTGCTTGTTATGGCTGTTATTCCATTTGCTAAACTTGCCAAAGGTTTTCTTGTAATTGCTGGGGTAATTGGATTGCTTACAGTCGCTGCGAACGCACTTGACGGTTCTACAACTGGAGCATTAACCATGGTCGCTATGGCTGCGGCTATAACTATGCTTACTGGTCCATTAATGATTCTTGGAGCACTTCCACTATCAGTTATTGGCACTGGATTGCTTGCTATGGCCGGTGCATTGGGTATCATTGTCTTGGCTGCTGCTGGACTACAAGCAACCTCAGGTGGATTGCTCTCCTTTGCCGCTGCAATAGGCTCTATAGCCCTTGTAATTGTGGCTATTGGGGTCACCCTTACTATATTTAACGTAACGCTTACAGTTATGGCTACAACGTCTGTAGCAGCATTTACGGCCTTAGGAGCTGGCTTAGTTGCACTTAGTGTGGCTATTCTAGCTGCTGCTCCTATGATTTCAGCTGCAATTACTGCTATTATTGTTGCATTTATCACTAGTTTAACCAACGCAGTTCCTCAAATTGCTGAGGCTGGGCTTGTGATGATAACTGGATTACTTGAATCTATACGTAAGCATATTGGGGAGATAACCACAGTTGCTGCTGACATCATTGTTAACTTTATTACTGCATTAACTGAAAAGTTAC